CATCAGCGTGACTGTGGTTCCGCTGTGGCTCTGGATACGGCTAGCACTCTTGATGAGGTGATCAACGTTGAGAGCCTCGTCCGCAACCAGAATGGTGTCGAGCGGAGAGATATAACGACCGATGCGGTTGGTCGTGAAGGTTACGACCTTGTATTCGTTGAGAGCAACACGCATACGGAACATCAGGCGGCGCAGAGCTTCCTGACGATTCGTGCAGCCTACGAGAGCAATCTCGGTAAAGCGAGTGCCATTCTCGTCGATGTCACCTTGGTCATATACCCGAACAGTATCCTGCTCGTAGTCGAGGTCCTCATTGAGGAACGTACCACGCCAGTCATTGAAACGTGTGTCTACGTCGGAGTGGCTGTAGTTGAAGTTTCCGAAGATATTACCTTCGAAGAACAGGACCTTAGGAGTCTCTGGCTTGTCAACAATGAGACGCCACTGACCATCGCCAACGTCTTCGATGTAGCTGTTTACAGAACCAGCAAGGTACTGCAACATTTCATTGACATCACGACCCTCGTTAAGAGTGAGATTCAGATTGAAACGGGCATGAGTTCCCCCGCGACCATCAGGCACCTGCTCCGAGTAATACTTCGAGGCTTCAAGAGTATCCCACTTGTCGAGAGTAGAGCCGGGTTGCAGTCCTGCAACACCGTGAATAGGGTCTTCGATGAACTCCTTGATCTGCCAGGCAGGGTCGGTAGTGAAGTGTTCTTCATAGCTACCATCCCATGTCACACCTGTGTATGTACGAGCTTCCGGGTCCCAGACCGAGATAGGAGGAGTCCGACAAATCTTCGTGTCACAGATGGTTTCAATTTCAGGGAAGCCAGCGAACTGATCGCTTGCCTTGCCCATGATCTGCATCCAAACCTGACCGTCCCAATCAGGATGGTCTCCCAGCTTGTCATTGATGATTGAGGTAACGCTTTCGAAAGCAACGATTCGACGTTCTTGAAGCTCGCCTTGGTCTACTGTGTCTTTCTCACGTAGACGGGCACGAACTTCCCAAGTAACATTAGCATAGTTACCCTCGGTAGGAACCGCAATACGGATTTCCTTCACGTAGGCTGAGGAAGTTTTACCAGTGATCTTTAGATAAGGATTGCCCGAGGCTTTAAAACCAGTGCCGCTCGTGTTGAACATTTCTCTGGCAAGATACACAACCGTACCAGTTACTTTGCCCCCGCCAGTGTTATACCCATTCTGGTCATAGTTGACGTTGCTCGACTGAGTGCCAATGAAAGGATTGGTCCATGTCGAGCTATTCGACGGACGCATTTCGATTTCAATGTTGGCGGTATTCTCACGAATGCTCTTTTCGTCCTGCTTGAAAAGCTGCTGGACTACGAAGCGCATGTCGATGTATTCGGCATTAGGAGTGGCGGTAGCTGCCGATACCCAAGGACCTGGCTGTGAGGCGCTGTTGTTTGATAGCTGGACTCCGACACTCTGAATGTCGCCACCGCCACCTAGCTTGAAGTCTACGATTTGATCTTCTAGAGGATTACCGTCTGCGAAGAGAACGGCTACGTCCTTGAAGTTCGAGGTCCCATCAGGATTCTCAAGGGGAACACCATTGATGCGGACTCCCTGCAGCCCGTCAACGATACCTTTCCAGCGGCCCGAACCCATGCCGAAAAGGATTTCAAAGCTGTCGTCAGAACGAAGGGTGTCGGGCTTCGTGATAAAATCAGCACCACCGCCACCCTTCGCACCAAGAATCTGTCTTTCCATGCAGACTACTTAACGGATTTCGGTATTATTGTAAACCGTTACTCATTCTCACCACGCATGTAGTGTTTGCCGTGAACAAGAGCCGTGTCGCTGATAAAGTGATAGTCCATCAAAGGCACCTGTTCTTCTGTATCGACCATTGCGGTCATGAAGCCCATGTTCCATTTTTCACCGGCGCAATACTTTGCCTGACGACGGTGACCACAACCAAGCTGGTGCCATTCGTAGCTGCCAAATACGTGGCTGTACTGTGAATGAACTACGTGCTGGTGATGGTGACCATTGACGCCCGGAAAACCTTTGCTACGACCATTGGGGGAATGGTCGACGAGGAAGCAATCATGGAACACTTCGTAGTTCTTTGCAATCTCCTTAGTCACGTTCGACTTGTTGAACGTGGCAAGGTCTGCACGAGCTACATAGCGAACCTCGAACTTGTCGAGGCCCAGAAGCTTCGGCACACTCCAACCGTGGAGGTCACTAAGCAGAACCTTGAGGGCAGGAGCATTGTCAGTCAGGTAACGCAGGAGACGATGCTCGTGGTTGCCTTCGACGAAAACAATCTCTGTATCTGCTGCTGCTTCTCTAATGTCTTTCAGGAAAGTGTGGACCCATTGGATTTTCCCAACAATATCCCATTCCCGAGGATCGACACCATAGCGTCCAAACTCAGCCAGATCGAATACGTCGCCGCCAAGAATGACAGTGTCAGGCTGAACACGAGAAACGGTATCAATAAAGATTCGCCGCCAGAAAGGGTCACACTCTTCGTCATGAATGTCCGAAGCGACAAGCATAGTCTGGAAACGTGTGCCTTTAGGCTTGCGAAACTTGTCACAATAATCAGCCTTTTCAATGTTCATAATACGATACAGGTCGGCATCGGTGTGACGGGCCAAAGCCAGTCGGTCCTTACGAGCACCGTTCTGTTCTTCTAATCCAGCAGCCCGACGAAAAGCACGGAAGGTGCCGAAGCCGGTTTTGATTGCGTGGTCGCTAAACGAGCCGAGATTACGATACTGCGTTCGAGTAGGCATATCTCGGTCAACCTCAGAAGCTACACGCTTGAGGTCTTCAATCATATCAATTTTGTTCATGCAGGAAACTCGCCTTTCACTAGGTCTGTGGAATCGACATTTAGCGCCAGAAGGTGCGGGGCTGTCACTTTAACTCTGCCCATTGAGTACGGACGTAGTGTACCGATCTGCGTCGTGTTGTTGGTTAGACCTAGGTATTTTGACGCGTCTGGATCAGACGGTTTCGAGAGAGATGGGGCCTTAGTGAAAAGCTGTGTAAGACCACTGAGAACAAGACCGATACCAAGGCTGGCTACCATGCTGACACCCACTTGGCTGAGGATCATACCCCCAACAACAGGGTTGATGATAGTTAGACCGATAAGGGCAGCACCTAGAAGAACCTTCCCGACACCACCGCCACCCTGAACGGCGGGGACAATGTCGATCTTTTCTGGGCACTCGTCCAGAGATTCCTCTGTCTTATGCCCCACGATAACGGCAGTAGGACGATCCACAATCAGGCGGTCGTCATAGAAGCCAATCTGTCGGGTGAGAGCCGTTACAGCTTCACGCACGGAACCCGCTTGGATCGTATGGTCCTTGCCATAGTCCTCTGCGAACTTACCGTGAAGTGTGATTTGCATTTAGTACGACTCCGTTTTCGACTTTGTATTCACTGATACCATCAGCACCGATGATGTAGTGGGCCACGTTAGGCCACCATGCGATGTACTGCTTATCCTCACCGCTCAAGACACTTGTGGAACTGGGATGAGTGTGCCAGATGGCTTCAATGTCATTGATATAACGAAGAATGTCCTCGTCGTCAATTTGAAATCCATTGGTAGGTTCGGGGTGGATATTCTTGAGTTCAATAATTTCACCACCTACGATGAAGCCGCAACGTTCTGTGTCTCCCTCGTAATAATCAAACAAGTCCTGCATCATAGGCCTCCATCAATGTTCTCGTCGGTTTCTTTTCCGTCATATCAGGAACATCAGGATGTCTCAACATGTAAGCTGTGTATCTACGCCAAGCCGGGCGCATCATTTCCTTGCTTGAAATTACGTTAGCCTTGTGGTGCAGAATCTCGTTCCCACCCAAGAAGACAATCAGATGGTTTGGAGTTGAACCTCCCACGGTGCAGACCAAGAGGTCCGCAGGACGGGGTGGCCAGTTCTCGTCTACGTCCAGCTTTTTGAATCCAGCGATTGGCCAGTATTCAGCAATTAAATCATCCTCGTCAGCGATCCAGTCATTCGGGCGAGCGAAGTCAGGCATCTCAATGCCGAAGTTGACCTCGTAGAAATCTCGGACAGTAGTAAAGCAATCCTGCTTACCAAGATTAAATAGCTTACCTTCAAATTGTTTAGTCTCAAAGTTTGACATGAGGATAGGCCGGTCTAGTGTACTTGACGTACGGGATGGTAGTTGAAGAGTTAGGACTAAAGCGACCCAACACTAGGTTAATGCTGAATCGGTTGTAATCTTTTACCTGTTTAATACTGTACTTAGTGACAATCTTATTGTTTACATTGTTGAGCATATCTTCTAGCTCAACAGTGTATTTGATCAGCGTTCCCCCATCGACCTGACCAGAAAAGAGGGCGGGCTTAAGAGCAGCTAGATCAACATCATCACCACCAATGGTGAGCGATGGGCGCTCTGGGCTACCGTCTGCTGTCCGCTTTTCCCCGCTTAATGCACAAGGTACGGATTCGTAGAGGTCCCCGAGATAACTCTGCTCTGGACCGGATTTGAAGAACACGGTTGCACCCGTCCGAGTGGTCAACTCAAACAGGACAATTTCTGCGTCGGGTGCTAGCTCTTGCGAGCTTTCGATATTAGTTTGATCTACCATTAGTCATTATATGTAGGATTGTGGTGAACGGTCATGATTTCTAGTTCTTCAATCAGGCCACCGGAATTGGGAATGGCTTTCGGAACACTCACAGGATTTTCAAAACGGAGTTCAATTGAACCCATCCATTCATGTTCGTACCCAAACTCTTTCCACTTCCGGTGGTCCCTGTAGAACTTCTCAAGTCTACCGGCGTTATAGCTTGGGTTGGTAAGATAGTCGATGGTCCCGTTGTCATTAAAATACCAGCGGAGTCCTCCTAGCAGGATTTTAAACTTACGACGATAGGGAACCACGGGGCGTGGCGTATAGTCCCAACCGTTGAAGTCCTTGATCGAAGGTTCCTCTGGAGCGATGGTCTCAGCGACTCTAGTGTCTGGGCAAAAGTCAAATAGGAACTCAGCCATTACGAGCCACCTGTTGAATTAGTTTCTTAGTCACACCGCCCTTTAGCACATCATTACTGAATGTTGCAAGGACATCATTCGGTCCCATCGTAGGCTTCTCTTCAGGAGCCACGACGTACACGTTGACGGGAGGAGCAGCACTGGCCTGCATGATGTTCATCTGAGGACCGGCATCCTTGAGAGCGTGAGCGCCTCTGGCATTGATAGCGTCAAGGAAGCCCTTACCGATACTCTGAGCAGCGGGGCGACGGATTACATACTCACCTTGAGCCGCGTTAATAAGTGTGCTGTCCCGAGTAGGCAGACCACTGCTGATGGAACCACCACCATAGTAGCCCTTTGGTTGCTTCGGAGCAGGGACTTCCCCGCCTCTCCAGAGACCCCACGAGGCCAAGCTATCAGTAGCACTACCGAACTTTGAGGACAGTCCACTCATGTTAGGCCCACCAATGGCACCAGCCAGAATAGAGAAGAACTGGTTGGCCAGCGCGACAGCTACCATTTCGAGCATCGCATCGATGATGGTTGCAGCCATGTTCTTGAAGGCACCGCCGAGGGTTACGGTCCCGCTGACAACATCGGAGAAGAAGCCCTTGAAAGAAGAATGAAGGGCACGAAGCGGCTGGTCAAGGTTCTTGATAAGCTCCTGACCTAGGCCATCTGCGGCACCAATCTCGAGCTTCATAGCTTCCAGAGCCATCCTCATTCCACCGCCGAAAGTCATCGGGACTTCTCGAAGCACTCCATAGCTTGCCATGAGTGCTGCGTTAGCATCGATCAGGTCTTCGGTTCTGGTGTCAATGTTGCCGAGTTCTTCTTCGATTCCTCTGAGCGTGATTCGGCTTTCTTCCAGTTGGCCTCTGACCACAATGGCTTCGCCCTCTTTCACACCTTCCTGTGCAACGAACTCTTCCATTCGGCTGAGGTCTTGTTCGATACGGCGCTTCTGCTCTGCAACCTCGGCAGCAAGCTCGGTAAGCTGACGGATACGTTCTTCATTAGCAGCCACACTGGCAAACTGATTGTTTCTTTCAGCAATGTCAGAACGGTTCTGCACCACCGTCTTCATGTATTCAGGGGTGTTCTCATTCCCGAGAGGATTGTTCAGTCCTTGAACACGAGCCTGTGCGATAGCAAGAGCTTGCTCTGTTGGTCGCATAGCCTGCTTGAAATCATCGTCGATAGCTTCAACGCTTGTATCGATGAAGTTCTTAAGCACAGCCGCGAGGGTATCAGCCATTCTCTTGACTTCTTCGACCCGCATCTGTTCGATCTTACGACCGGCGGTAGCCATCATTTTGGCTCGCTGTTCCCGAGAAGGGTTAAGAGCTTCAATCTGTTGCATGGATAGCTCGGCTTCGCCCGTCAGCCAGCTGTCAAGTTGATCGTCCAGATCATCCAGTACGTCAGGAAGGTCATCTAGCTTAGGTGCATTCTTGAAAGTATCAAGAGTATTATTGTATAGCTCCTGACGGTACTCAAGTTCTTCCTTCGCAATGCGAGCATCGATACGTTCTAGTTCTTCCTCTCTGCGACGAGCTTCTCGTTCGGCTTTGCTGGCTGCTCTTTCAGCATCTTTAGCAGCTTCCTTGTCAACCGGAGGAGCCATGCGGTTGCGAGCAGCACGGGTGCTGGCACGAGCCTGCTCAAGGAGCGTAGCGGCATAAGGATTGTCGGCAACCTCTGATTCAATCTCGTCGTAGCGACGTTCTCTTTGGGTAAACTGCGCCTCTAGCTGCGCTCGGTTCATTCCACCAGAGTTTCCCTGCGAGGCGGCACGAGTTGAACGACCCGTATCTTCCTGCATAGAACGGATCAGTTCTTGACCCTGGTCCGTCAGGGCGAACTCGGCAGTTCCCAAGCGTTCTGTATAAAGATCAGTATCCTGTCTAGCTCTAGTATAGCTATCAAGCGCAGTAGTCAGGCTGGCATAAGTCGTAGGATAACGCTGCTGCAGGGCAGGGTTTTTAAGTAGTAGCGAGTGAGCCTGCTGAAGACTTGACGTAGTATTACTACGCATTAGGGTCTGCAGTCTTTCAGTGTCCCTCACTAGTTGTGGATTTTCTCT